AATACCACCTACGCAGTTAAAGTAGATGGAGAAGAGATTGAGGTAAGCCTTGACGAACTCAAAAGCGGCTATAGCCGACAGTCTGACTACACAAAGAAAACTCAAGAAATTGCAGAACACCGTAAACAGGCTGAAGCCATGATGCAACAGGCACAGCAAGAAGTATATCAGACTCAGCAATTTCGTCAGCAGTACATTGATGCCGCCTCTGCTGTAGTACAACAGCAGTATGGTAAATTAAATGAACTGGTCAACAATACAGATTGGGAACGACTCAAGATAGAAGATAGAGAAGAATATCTTACTAAGAAGTCTGAGGTTGCCGATCTTCAAACGTCAATGCAACAGGAAGAGCAACGCCTTCACCAAGTCAATGAACAGGCTATGGCTGAACAGCGCGAACTTCAAAAGCGTGTTGCGTATGAAGAGCGACAGAAGTTAGAGACTATCCTGCCCGAATGGAAGAACGAAGAGTTCCGACAGAGAGCAGGGAAAGAACTAACTGAGTTTGCAATGTCTCAGGGATTCACTCAAGAGGAGTTAAACCAACTTACTGACCATAGATCATTGCTTGTTCTCATGCAGGCCAAAGCATTTCAAGAAATGCAGAAGGCTCAAACTTCAACTAAATCCAAGAAAACCAAGAAGAAGCCTAAGATGGCAAGGTCTGGTACTGGATCAAAAGGAAAGTCTGAGAGAAGCAGGGCTGAACGTACTGATAAGATGAAGCGCCTCCAAAAGACAGGGCATTCAAGAGATGCCGCTAGTCTTTTAGAGGATTTTATAGACCTTTAATTAGGAGTAATTACTATGGCAGTTCCTACTAATACGAACTATACCTATGCGGCCACGACTGGCGGCACTCGGCTTAGTTCAATTCGTGAGGACTTGAGCGATATTATCTACAACATCGCGCCGCTTGATACTCCCTTCATGTCTGGTTGTGGCAAGTCTACCGCTGATAATACTTATTTTGAGTGGCAGACTGATACAATCGCCGCCGGTTCCTCGAACCAGCAGATAGAAGGCGATGATGCAAGTGCAGATGCTCGTGCAGTACCAACTCGCGTTGGTAACTACACGCAGATTTCTCGCTATGTAGTCCAAACTACCGGCACTAACGAGGCCGTTAATAACGCAGGCTTTAAGTCTGCACAGGCATACCAGTTGGCTAAGAAGGCCAAACAGTTGAAACGAGATATGGAATATCAGTTGACCCGCAACGAAGCCCAGAACGCCGGTGTTGGCGGTTCTTTCGGTTCTGGTGCAACGGCTCGTAAAACTGGCGGTCTTTCGACTTGGCTTGCTACGAACTGGGTTTCAGGCAATCCCTCAAGTGGTTCGCCTGCGGCTGGCGGTTCTGGTACGTCCGCACCTACCGATGCTACGGCTACGGCTTCTATCACGGAAGCCATGCTGAAAGAAGTCATTAAGGACACTTATAACGAAGGTGGTGAACCTGACATGATTATGTGTAAGCCTGCTATTAAACAGGCTATCTCTGATCTTGCTCATAGCGTATCCGAGTTGCGTACCTCGGCAGACAAGGTGGCTCCCGCGCACGTCGTGGCAGCCGTCGATGTGTATGTTAGCGATTTTGGAACTTTTCAGATTGTACCAAGCAGAAATCAATTCCGCGATCAGGATTTGTTTGTTCTGGATATGGACTTCTTTGAAGTTGCTTATCTCCGTCCCTTCAAGACGGAAACCCTCGCTAAAACTGGTGACTCCATACAACAGATGTTGCTCGTTGAGTATGGCCTGAAGGTCAACAACGAAAAATCGTCTGGCTTCTTGGCTGACATCAAGGTGTAAATAGGTAGGGGGCGGGGAAACTCGCCCCCAATCTACTATGAATAAAGCAGAAAAAAAGTTAGCAAAAAAACTAGGCGCTACTCCTTCCAAGAAGAGTAAGCGCAAACCAATGAACTCTGACCAGTTGCTTGATAAGCACCTTAAAGATATGAAAGACAACGGTGTCAGAAAAAACATAGGCGGGGTAAAGACTTACTGTGTCTAAGAAAGCAATATTTGACCAAACTCCGTACAGAACAACGTATGTGCATGAACACGCAGACGGCACTGGTACATTTAATACTGTTCAGGATGTAGAACCAATCCTAGAGCAGAACAAGAAAGAATACAATGCCTATGGTGATAAAAGAACTATGGGCAAAAGAGGGGAGTGGCATAAAGCCGCCTCTATTCCATTTAATGTTTGGGAAAAATGGATGCAGGAAACTAACGGCGCTATTCAGAAGGATAGCAAACTGTTAGCCAAGTATCTCAACGATCCAGACAATAAATACTTTAAAGTAGCACCCACTAATATATAGGATAAAGATATGAGTTACGTTGACATTAACAATGTTTGGCGACCTTTGACAACCCATACGTTGTCTGCCACCACTTCAAGTGGATCAACCGCTACCTCCGCCTTTGATACAGGAGTTGCGGCTGTGATGGTTACGGCTACTGCGGCTTGTTTTGTAGACTTTGCTGGTACGCCTACTGCGACCACCTCGTCTACTTATATCGCGGCAAACACACCTTACTGGTTTAAGGTTAGCGATGCTTCCAAAGGCGCGGCTATTACCGGTACTGGAACAGCAACGGTATACATCACTGAACTAAGCAAGTAAAATGGCAATATCAAATTACAGCGAGTTAAACACCGCTGTTGCCAACTGGTTAGACAGGGATGACTTAACCGATAGGATACCAGAGTTTATTGCTCTGGCAGAAGCAAGGTTTAATCGCCTGCTTCGTATTAGGGCTATGGAAACAAAGCAGACTGCTTCCACGGTTGCCAGTCAAAGAAATCTCGCCCTGCCTACCAACTTCATACAGATGCGTAATTTGCAGATAAACACATCTCCCATTACGTCATTAGAGTATATCACGCCAGAAATATATGATAGACTGTATGGAGGCTCTGGTACTGGAACCCCCAAGGCTTATACTATCCTTGCTGATGAGATTCAGTTAGGGCCAATCCCCGCAAGCGCACAGACTGTTGAGATGTTATTCTACAAGAAGTTTGATGCGCTTACTTCTAGCGCCGCTACTAACTGGATGATTACTAACGCTCCTGATGTCTATCTTTATGGTTGCCTACTGGAAGCGGAACCATTCATTATGAATGATCCCAGAGTACAGTTGTGGGCAACAGCCTTCCAACAGGCTATATCCGATATGCAGGAACAGGACAACAAGGATCGTCACTCAGGCTCCGCTCTTAGAGTGAAGAATACAGGTGATAACTATTGACAGCCCCCATTACATGGGCAGAAGCCTCTACACCTATAACTTGGTCTGCCGTAGGAATTAATTGGAACAGTCCGGCAAAGAATGATACCCCTTCCTTTGCTGTCACCGCTGGATTCACAAATACCCCGGCATTAACCCTAGGGCCGTCAGCCTCTTTTGCAGTTGATTTAACAGCCACTAAGTCCGGGCAACATGATATGGTAGGTTCTGCAACCTACTCTATTAATTCTGGATACACCGATTCAGCAGTTATATCATTATCCCCTTCTGCGACTTTCGCGGCTTCTTTAACATATACAGATTCCGCCACGCTATCCATGAGTCCATCTGCTACTTATGCACTGGAACAGGGATACACCCCAACAACAGCATTATCAACGACAGGGACAGCAACATACGCAATCTCTGACGGATTTTCCAGTAGTAATGCTTTCCTCTGGTCAGATGTAAGCGACCCTTCTTCAACGTGGACTGATGTATCTGATCCTTCTTCAACATGGTCAGATGCTTCAGACCCAACAACGGTATGGACAGATGTTGAATACCCCAATTAGTTTTAAGGCCGATGGAGGCTTGAAAATGCAACACAAAACAGATATGAACCTTGGCCTCAAAAACGTATGGGAGGTCGTGTGCTACGACTCGGAAGGTAACGAGAAGTGGAAAGAAATTAATAAGAACCTCGTCACTACGGTAGGCTTGAATCATGTCCTGTCCAGTACGTTAGATGGGGGAACACAGATCACCGCATGGTATGTAGGTCTTAAAGGCGCGGGATCAGCGGCGGCAGGAGATACGATGTCCTCTCACTCAGGATGGAGTGAGGTAACAGACTACTCACAGTCTGTACGTCAGACTCTCACGCTAGGTACTGCGGCATCAGGAAGTATTGATAATACTGCAAGCAAAGCAACCTACTCTATCAACGGTACGGCTACAGTAGCGGGAGCATTTATTAACAGTGACAGCACAAAATCTGGAACTACTGGTACACTCTACGGTGTGGTGGACTTTAGTTCATCCCGCTCTGTTATCTCTGGTGACACACTAACCGTGACTGTCACACTGACGGCGGCATCAGCATGAGTGTAGAAACTGCCAGTTGGGTAACACAGTTAAACAGTGCTAACCCTGTAGTTGGTGATCCAGTAGGGGAGGGTGATGACCATCTTCGCATGATTAAGACTGTTCTTCAAAACAGTTTTCCCTCTACGTCTACAACTGCTATTGTTCCTAATGTGTCTGGGCAGTCAGGTAAATACTTAACCACAGATGGTACTGACACCTCTTGGGGAACCGTTACAGCGGGTGATCCAGCGGGTACAGCCATAGCGATGGCGATTGCACTAGGAGGCTGAAATGGCTAATACGTTTAAGAATCAAGGCGCGGCATTAACCACAGGAGGAGGTATAGTTTATACCGCTCCAGCCGCAACTACAGCCATTATACACTCCTGCTTCATTAGTAACATTGATGGAACAAACTCAGCAGATGTGACAATAAAGGCTAGAGCAACCTCTGGTGATACTTATTATCATGTGGCTAAGACGGTTCCAGTACCTGCCGACTCTACCCTAGTTCTAGACAAACCTATTGATCTAGAAGCAACTGGAGATGTTCACATGACGGCAAGTGCTAACAGCGACCTAGAGGCTGTTCTTGGAGTTCTTGAGATTACATGAGTTATATAGGCACTACAGAACTTAAAGCGTCTGATATAAGACGGTTTGACGTAACAGGCTCAACGTCTGCTACGCATACCCTGACTTGGACTGCGCCTACAGAACAATCTCTTATCGTCACCCTTAACGGTGTGAAACAGCATGAGGACGCTTATAGCGTATCCGGCACAACACTGACCCTAACCTCTGCTCTGGTTGCCACTGATAAACTGGAAGTTATCGGAATTAACGATATCGGTACTACGATTACTCCGGCACAAGGTTCAGTCAACGCAGACAAACTAAACACTTCCGGTACAGCATCTTCCTCTACCTTCCTCCGTGGGGATATGGCATGGGCTACTGTAACTGACACAAGTGGTCTTACATCAGTACAAACCTTTACCTCATCTGGAACGTGGACTAGACCAACCGGTATAACGAAAGTGATTGTAGAAGTGCAAGGTGCTGGTGGCGGGGGTTGCAGAGGCGTATCCTACAACCAAGGCGGTGCAGGCGGTGGTTATGCTAAAAAGTTACTTGATGTTTCCTCAATTTCTACGTCAACAATTACCGTAGGCTCTGGTGGAGCAGGGGCGGCAAGCGGTGTTACAGCAAACGGCACTGCCGGAGGAAATAGTAGTTGGGCAGACGGCACTAATACAATTACAGGTAATGGTGGCGCAGCCGGTACGGATGCTAATGCTTATACGGCTGGCGGTACAGGTACGGGTGGAGATGTAAACATTCCGGGGCAAGACAATGGACAAAACCCTAATCAATCCGGTGATAGTGTTTTAGGTTATGGAGGCATAGCGGCTCTAAACACTGATACACCTGTTGGTTCAAAATCTGGGCAGGGGTATGGCGGCGGTGGTTCAGCATGGTCAGGTTATTCCCTTGCTTGTGGTTCTGGATCAGGCGGAATAGTAATCGTATGGGAGTATAAATAATGGCCCTTACTAAAGTCACAGGAGATATGACATCCGGCATTGCCGATGAGTCAGGTCTTGCATCAGTACAGGTTTTTACCTCATCTGGAACTTGGACACGCCCTACCGGAATAACAAAAGTCATCATGGAAGTTCAAGGAGCAGGCGGGGGAGGATCAAGACGGGATGCCGCAATCAGTTATTCCCAACTATCAGGAGCGGCGGGAGGGTTCTGTCAGAAACTTTTAGACGTTTCTTCTATTTCTTCTGCAACAATCACCATAGGGGCGGCGGGAGATGGCACTCATGCGACAGCGCCGATAAATGGGGGTGATGGTGGGGATTCATCGTGGGCCGACGGAACTAACACTATTACAGCAGGCGGCGGCGAAGGCGGTTTGTACGATAGTGCAAGCACCAAAACAAGCGGAGGTTCCGCAACAGGCGGCGATGTCAACATTACCGGAGGTCATGGTTTCGTAGGACCGCTCTACTATAACGCTGTCGGCCCAAGCACTAGGTTTGGCACAGGCGGCAATGGTATTTATTCCACTCAAGCCTATGGTGGGCAGGCGGTAGGGTACGGAGCGGGAGGTTTTGGATCGGTTGCTTCGGCGTTAAGTACAGATGGCGGCCCCGGAATTATAGTCGTGTGGGAGTATAAATGAGTTACATAGGAAAAGAACCGCAGTTTACTCAGTATCCGTCTAAGTATTTCAACGGTGATGGCTCCGCCATGACTGTATCCCTTGACTACGCTCCGCCTAATGAGGCAGCACTACTGGTATTTATTGACGGCGTAAGACAGGATACAAGCGCATACTCATTGTCTGGCACAAGTCTTACGTTCTCAGGGAACGTCCCTTCCGGCACAGCAAACGTACAGGTTGTGCATCTTGGTATAACGGTAGATGTTGGTACTCCCGGTGACGGCACTGTGACGGTGGATAAGTTAGGAACAAACTTCTACACAAGCGAAACAACTATAGCCAGTACCTATACGCTACCGATTAACTATAACGCTTTATCGGTTGGCCCTGTCACAGCGACAGGCACTATTACTGTACCTTCTGGTTCTACTTGGGTGATTGTATGAGCAAACTAAACGTAGACGCAGTAGAGCCTAGTTCTTCTACGACATTAACCTTGGGAGCCAGTGGAGATACCATCTCCATTCCATCAGG